ATAAGAGACAGAAATATATGTGTTAGCAAAAATGTTAACAAAAAAAAAAACAGATACAAAGGATAATAATATGCGCAAGATTCGCAAGGTAATCGCTGATAGCGATATTAACTATTATGACCGAAACGGCGAAATGCAAACGTTTCACACCACCGGAAACATTCGCACCGTTGAAAAAGCAGTTAAAGCACTTATGGACGCGGGTATCGTCAACGTCCTGATTGATGATATCACCGTACATAAGACAACGTATGCTATGGACGTTGACACGTTCGTCGAACATGCCGACCGTATCATAACCGACAACGATAACGACAACGATAACGACAACGATACCGACAACGATAACGACAACGATAACGAATCCGAGTTCTGATTTTGGAAGGAAACATCATGACCAAGAACAATGAACAGATGAACGACACCGCTAATGAAACCGCTCAGACCACTGTAGACAATTATCGTTACATTTGTACGATGGACAACAGCACTTTTGAGGGCAAACGTGCCATTGTCAACGCGTGTAACAACGCAGTGTCATTGAGCGCTATCGGTGACACGCCGCTAACGGTCATTGGCGCGTACACCGCGCTGGGCGTGCGTTCTCGGACGCGACAGAAGTGTGTTAACGTCTATCTTTTTGCAAATGACGGTAATACGTATTTCAGTCAGTCACAGGGCATTTATCGTAGCGTGTTGGATATTTATGACATGTTCCCCGATTTTAACGCGCCTAACGGTATCCCCGTGGTAGTGAAAACGACGCCGCTCGGTGGTGGTAGGTCTACAAAATCGCTTGAAATTAAGTAGTTTGAAATGAGAAAAAAAGCGCCATAAAATAATATGGCGCTTTTTTTATGAGGGTGGTGAAAAATCATGCCTAGGGCGCGTAAACAGGCGGACGTTTTAACCGCGAAACGCAAGCGCGTGCGCCGTGCGATAAACAGTCTGAAAAAAAGCATTACGGACGCCATGCCCGAGAGTGAGGCAAACGCGCGACGGGATTATATCAAGCGGCTTGAATCGCAGTTGAAAAAAACATATGTCGGGCGCGTGAGCAATCGTGCCATGCGTGAGGAATTATATCAGCGTGCCAACGAAGCCGCTGACAGGCTTGTGCGACAGGTGGCCGAGGTGCGCGGCGGCAAGGGCCGCGCAATGGAACGCAGACGGTCGTTTAACATTTTCCGCACCGAGATGCGGATGGCGTCCAAAGGAATGCCGAGCGCGTTGGGTGAGCTCGGTCGGGAAAAAGTCAAGATTTTTTGGCGATACACACAAAACATATGGCAGAAACCTAATATCTCCCCTGATAAACGTTTAGAGGCCGTGATGAAAGCATATGACGCGGGCTCATTGAGTGAGCTTTTTGACACCATTATGACGCGAAACGAAAAAGTATTACAGTACGCCAAAAACATGCAAGCGCACACGGGCGATTTGGAGGATTATACGGATACCGACGGCGGTAGTCCGATATGGCTAGTGGCGGTTTCCCCCGACGTGGTACGATGAAAGCACGTAAAGAATACAGGGTTACGGCGATATTCGATACTGAAACCACGAACATCGGTGAGGGTGCCGAAACGCGCGCGTATCCGATATTGTACATTTTCAACGATTTGCGGGCTACCCCGTTGGAATCGTATGACCCCGATACGGACGATGTACGTTTTTACCGGCGCACGTCCGAAGCGTTGGCGTACATTGATGATTTGATTACGTATGGTCGTGCGCATGGTTATGTGCCGATAATCGCGGCGTATAATCTCATGTTCGATATGCAGACCCTCATGCTGGAATTGGCGCAGTCGTATACGATCAAGGTCAATGCGCAGACCGCTACCAGCGTGTACACGCTTGATTTGTGCGTTGATGGTAATGTGGTGTGCCGTTTTTGGGATACGTTCTTTCTTGAAATGGGCGGCCTACGCGCTATGGGTGAGACGTGCGGTCTGCCCAAGGCGGTGGGCGATTGGGATTACACACTTGCGCGCACGCCTGAAACGCCGTTGACCGAGGAAGAACTGTTTTACGCGCGGCGTGATGTACAGGTGATACCGCAGTATCTGCAATGGCTGTTGCGCGCTAACCATTGGCTCACGCCTGACATGCTGGGGTGCCGCGTGCTGACCAAAACCTCGCTTGTTCGGCAGATGGCGCGCCGTGAGATTGGCGGACAGCGCGTCACGTTGCAAGGCGGCAAGAAAATCACTTTGCAACGCGCTTTTGAAATGACGTGCAATCAAGAGTTTCCTAAAAACTATGAGTCCTATGCGTTGCGCAAGGCATGTTTTCGTGGCGGTTTGACGTTTACGAGCGCTAAAACCGCTAGCGTTGTCGTTGATAACGTGGCGTCTCTTGACGTTACGTCAATGCATCATGCGTTCATCAACGGGCGACGTTTGCCGGTTAAATTCGCGGTTGCCCCGCCGGAAATTTTGCAAATCGCGTGTAAGCGTATCGTTGACACGCCGCTTGAAGATGTATTATGTAATTATAGTGACCCGTTTCGCACGGGGGTACATGTTGCGATACGTTTTACAAATCTTAGATTACGGGAAAACACATGTTTTGCCGATTGGGGCATTGCAATCTGCCCGCGCTCAAAATTCGTGCGGACGTTACAAGCGGACACCGATTACAGCAATAATGAACGCGCGAAAACACAGGAAAACAGTATTAGGGCGCACGGCTATGTTGATAGTGCCGTTAATCCGACGTTTGCTTTTGGAAAATTGGTTCGGGCGGACGCATGTATCTTGCACGTTAATGAGATTGAATTATGGAACGTGGCACAGGTGTACGAGTTTGACAAAATGCATGTGTTGTATGGCGAAGCCACCACTAAAACGATTGTGCCGCCCGATTACGTGACATTGCAATCAAATATGCTGTTCGCTCGGAAAACCGACGTTAAAAATCTGATTAAACATTATCATGCGGGGACACCGTACGCGGGTGATATACCCGAGTCGATACCCGAGGGAATCGCACGTGACGCTAGGGCGGGTACGTTGAGCGTGAAATTTTTGCAATCTTATTACGGTAGCACCGTTAAGGGCCAATTCAATGGTATATATGGCACACAGGCGCAAGACGTTATGAAAGCCGATTACCGTGTGGCGGAAACCGGTGAACTGGAAGTAGATAGGGCCACGGTCTGCACTCCCGAGAATTTCGCGAAAAAGCGGCCGAAGACACCGCGCGTGCTGTACACGTATGGTATGCGGATTGTAGCCGGGTCACGTATGCACCTTGTGATAGCCATGATGTTGATATATCGACGTTTCGGGAATCGCGTTACCGTCACGGGCGGCGATACCGACAGTCTTAAAATCAGTTGCGTCGATGACGTGACCGACGCGGAACTGTTGGACGCGCTCGAACCATTGCACACCGCGATAGAAAACGCAATCAATCTTACCATGCGGCGCGTCCGAAACACCGCGCCCGACATGGCGTCAACGCTTGACCATATCGGAAAGTTCGAGGTTGAGGACTGTGGCGGCACCACTCGTTACGCCGAACACGTGGAACTGTGGAACAAGGCGCGTGTAAGTCTGGATATGTCCGGGCGCGTGCATGTCACTTGCGCGGGCTTGCCACGGCCCGACGGCGTGTACACCATTGAGGACTGTATCGAGGACATTATGCGCATGGGTCACGGTTTCGCGGAAACGGTACGTTTGGCGCTTGGTTATGACGTGTTGGTTGATTATGAGATTTGCCATACGTTGCAACGCAACCGTCCGCATGTGTGGGATAGGTACGTCGGCACTGTCACCGATTATCGGGGTGCGACATATCATGTTGACGCGCCCGAGGCGATAGCGTTGTATCCGTCCGGCAGATGGCTGGGGGAATCGGACAAACAGGCCAACGGCGAGAATCTTGCATACATGCGGAACGTATATAATAGGAATGTTGAGACATTGCCGCGCGAACTTATTGTGCGGGACGGCAGACCCATGATTGTGAGCATTGATGGCGAAATATTACTATGACCGGCTTAAGACGTTGATATTGCCGCGTAACGCAGACGTGAACATGATTATCGGCGCGCGCGGTTTAGGCAAAACATACGGTATGAGAAAATACATGATAGAGGATTATTTGAAAAACGGATATTGTTTTGTGGAAGTGACACGGTTTCGTGAGGAAAACAACGACGTCGCGACAGACTATTTTGACCGTATTATAAAAGATAATATTTTCCCCGATTATGAATTTCGCACAACCAATAAAATAGCTGAAATACGACGGAAGAAAACCGGCAAAAAAGAAAATCCGTGGCGGATAATCGGTTATTTTATACCCCTGACCATGCAACAGCGAAAAAAGAAAAGCACATACGTGAACGTGCGTAACATTTGCATGGATGAATTTATCATCGATAATGACGATAGATATCATACGTATTTGAAAAACGAGTTTGGGCAATTGGCGAAACTTGTGGATACCGTGACGCGTGAACGTGCCGATGATACGGGATTGCGCAAGCCGAGAGTATTTCTGCTGGGTAACGCGTGCGACGCATTTAACCCGTATTTTCGACGTTATGAAGTGCCCCTCAATCCCGAGTATGGTTTACAATGGCTTGACGGCAAGACATGCCTGTTTGATTACGTGCGTGACGATGAATACGCCGAGCAAAAGGCAAAGAACACTGTTGCGGGGCGTATGCTGAAAAACAATGATGATATGACAGCAAAAAACAAGTTTCGGCAATTTGATATCGATTTTATCGAAAAACCGCATAAGCACGCGAAACTCACTTATGTGTTCCGTTGGTTTCGGCAAGAATATGGGGTGTATGTTGATATGCGTTGCGGGTATGTTTTTCTCTCTACGAAATACGACGGCGGCGCACATGTGCCGTATTTTGCAATCACGCTAGATGATAACAAGCTTAACTATCTCACTGCGAATATGGCAAAAGAGTTGATTAAAAATCTTACATCGTATTACGCGCTAGGCTATTTGAGATATGACACGGTGGAAACGCAACACGCCGTAAGTGAAATGCTAAAGAATTTTGGAGTAAAATAAATACGGCATACAAAGAGATACCACAGTGAGACCGCTAAAACATTGTCATTGATGTCCACGGTTGACTCCGCCAATGATATGGCCGTGAGGGATAAGCGCGCCGGTTATTACTGTGAGTCATGTCGCAAGTATGCTATCCTTAAGCCGTACCGGTTCGGTATTCGTTCGCCGGTACGGCTTTTTCATATATGAAAGGAAAAACAAAATGGATGACGAAACCACCGAGGAGAGGGACACCGTCGAACGTGATGGCCTCACGGAGGGTGAGGCCCACCGTGAGGGCGAGTTCGATGATTTGCGCGACATGCTGACACGGTTGCTTGATAAAATTGACGCAATGAACGAACGAATCGACGGAATCTACGACAATTTCACGGACTCCGTGGCGCAGATGGTCGAAAACGGCGCAACCGTCAAGGAAACCGACGATGACGCGGCCGAAGCAATCGCACAGGCGGCGGCGGAAGACTTGGAAAACCTCGATTACACACTGTAACGGATAGGAGAAAAATATCATGGCTGTAGACAACGCGACGATTTTGGATAAAGTCCGCACCAAGGGCACAGATGACTACCAGCAACGCATACCGAGCGCAACGCAAACCGGCGTAGCGAATACCATGCGCTATCTGTTCGACCCCATGAACCGCCAATACCTCAATGACTGTGTTTGGAGCATGGTTAACCGTATCGGACTCACCGTAATGGCTCAGAACGCGCCGTTTGAAAACCCGTTGGCGATTTTCAAAAAAGAGAATCTCTACTGGGGTTCGACCGTACAGGAAATTGCCGTCAAGTGGATTAAGGCGCACGGGTACAAGGATGACGCCGAAGAGTTGCTGAAGATGCACCGCCCCGAAGCGGCGGTCTGGTTCTACGAGATGAATCGGCGTGATCAGTACCCGATATCATGGACTACCGATGAATTGCGACAGGCGTTCGTGGATGACTTCGGTCTGAACCGTTTTATTGCGCAGATTATGGAAACACCGCGCAACAGCGATAATTACGATGAAATGAACATCATGCTTGCGCTGATACGCCACTACGAACAAAATCTCGGCTTCTACAAGGTACACCTTGATAAGATTCCATCCGATGAAACCACCGCCAAGACGTTGCTCAAGGCGTTGCGTTCGACCGCCGGGCGTATGCAGTTCCCGTCAACGCAGTATAACGCGCTGAACGTGACCGACATCCCGGCATACGCCAATCCTCAGCAAATGGTGTTGCTGATTGAGCCGGAATATCTTGCGTCGATTGACGTCGATGCACTGAGCTCCGTGTTCCAGCTGGACAAGGCCGAAGTGCCGTATCGTATCGTTCAAGTTCCTAGCCTCGGTATCGAGGGCGCTGTAGCGTTGCTTGTTTCGACCGACTGGTATCAGGTACGTGATACCATGTACGGCACAACCCAGTTCTACAATCCGCAAGTACTCGGCAACACGCTATATCTCAACCATTGGGGTATCTACGGCGTGTCGCCTTTCACCCCGTGCGCATTGTTCACGACCGATGCGGGTACCAGCATCAAGGTGGTGACGCAGACCGTGACCGGTTTCACATTGACCCCGAAGTCGGGCGACGTCAAGGCGGGCGACGTGGTACAGCTCACCCCGAAGCTCACCGCCACCGTAGAACCGACGGGCACCGCAATCGAGGTTGCGCCGAACTCGGCAACCTACGAGGTGACGGCCAAGCAAGTCACGCAAGGCGCGTCGCTCGACCTCGGCGTCAACACGTTCGTCGATGACCAAAACCGCTTGCATATCCAGCGTGACGGTCTTGAGGCGGGTAATCTCATCTTAGTGACCGGCACCGCGACTTACGTCAATCCGAACGGCGAGACCACGGAACGTTCCGCGTCTTGCACGTTCACCGTCAAATAATCCGCATGTTAAAATGGGTGGTGTTTCACGTGAAACACCACCCATTTTTTTTCGTATATGGAAGGGTATGATATGGATTTTCCACATCTGCAAAATGCTACGCCGTTTCCCGATACTGACACGCGTGTGTACGAACAGTACCGTAATGTTTTTGACTACAATGTTTGGACGCCAAACACGGTAATAAAGTTGTGCCGCGTGAACTGGTACGACGATTACCATGATGTGGTGAAATTCCCCGATGACGCCGCAAGAGATGCATGGTTTGACAAACTGGACGGGGAAACCGTCAAGCTCACGACTAACATGTATATCGCGCGCGCCGATACGGACGGTATAAAATTGCCCGTACCGTATATGACGGCGCAACGGTATAATTACATTGTCGTTGATTTTTCGCATGATATTGTCAATACACCGTATCAGAAAACCGACGTGCAGACACGCTATCACTTTTTCGTCACCTCGGTACGCGCCGAAGCGCCGAACACGACAACATGCACGCTTGCGCGTGATGTATGGACGGATTATATCAACAGCACCACAATCAACGGTTTGTTGTTGTCACGCGGACACGCGCCGTTGACGGAAACGACACCGCAAAAACTGTTGGAGAACCCTCGGGCCAACTGTCGTGATTTTACGTTGTCCGACGTTGATTATGGCAACGCGGCCACGAACATCAAAAAAAGCACGCCTATCAATTTGCAAAACGGGACAAGATACATATGTTTGTCCGCAACGTTTTCCCCGCAACAATTGCAATCAATGAGCAATGTGCGCGGTACAAACGTCACGGATACCAGCCCGTCATATACCAACGCCGACGAAAATGTCAATGGTTTTGTATGGGGTGCGGGGAACATAAACACGTCAAACGTAACCGGCGCGGGTACGTCATATAATTCCATTGATAACCTCACCGCAAGCAACGTGTACATGTACGCGCTGGAATCATCCAAAGTATCGGGTGATTATTTTGACGTGCTGTTTGCGTATTATCCGCATATCATGTCACAAATCGTATCTGTTTTCGTTGGCACGGCGAACATGATGCATTTTGGAAATGCCATTACGGTTAATGATGTGGCATGGCATACGGTCAGCGGCGCACGCACAAAACTAGCGGACATTAATCTAACCACAAATGACTTCGGTTATGCACCCGAATACGCCAAAATAACACGACTGTACCTCGCACCCTACGCGCACTTGGAAATATCCGACAACATCGGCAATAAAACCCGAGTGGAAATAGCTGATTGCGGCCACCTCTCGGCGCAAACCGTCACATCGTTAAGTTACCCGATATTACGACAACTCGCATGGCTTGACGGCGTAGGGGGCGACGGCGGCACGTCCATAACCATCAACGCCATCAACGGGGCCACCATTACCGCCGACGTGCCGAATGCGGACGCGCTCAAAACGCTCATATCCCATGACATACCGACATATGCGTTGCAACGCCGCGCAATCGACGCGCAACGCGCCGCCTCCTACAATGTCGCCGTAAGTCAGGCACGGCAAAACGCCATGCTGACATATGAAAACGGCGCGCGCTCGGCCAATGTCAGTCAGGCAAACACGTATCGTAGCAGTGCGGCAACGGTATCGAACACCGCACGCGCGAATCAACGTGACACCGAGATAAAAAACGAGTCCAATAGTGTACGGTCGGATAATCTCACATACTCGAACACACGCCAAACCGCTGACTTAAGTACCAGCACGGCCAAAATCAACCGTGATGTACGTGATGACAATACACTACAAAATAAAGCTTTTGTGGAAGGCACCCAAACACAGGCAATAACAAACGTGGCAAGCGCGATAGGCACAATGGCGGGGGCCGCGCTGGTAATCGGCACAGGAGGCGCGGCCTCACCGGTGGTGGCCGGCGCAATGGCAATCGGCGGTGCGGCGCTTCAAGGCTACAACACCGGTATTGCAATCACTAACAGTCAGGAACTCAACGCGACATCCAATTATGTTGCAAATGATAAAGCGAACACCGCAATACAGGCCAACACCGAGCAAACACAACATGCCATAACACAGGCCACCGCCGTGACCACTCGAACGAATACGCAAGCCGACCGCGTTAACCAGTACAGCACAAGCGCGGCTACCGACATGACCGCCACAAGCACGGGCACGGCCAACACGAACGCGGGCGCGTCACGTGGTGTGACGGTCGGCAACGCCAAACATATCATGATGAACGCGCGCGACAACACGAACGCGTCATGGCGCGACATGCTCAACCATCCCGCGCAACCGGTCGGCGCGTATGGCGGTGACAATTTCAGACAGGCCACGGGGCTTGACACCATGACGGTGAAAATAGTCACGGAAGACAACGGCGCGATAGCGGCGGCGGGCGATTACATGCTACGCTACGGGATAGCAAGCAACAAACTCTACAACAAGCCGACGCTGACAACGTGCAAGCATTACACGTATTGGCAGACCGCCGACATATGGACGATATGCCCATTGGCGCAAAACGAGCAATTGCAGACAATAAGGGATATTTTCAACTCCGGTGTTACAATATGGAACAGGCCCGAGGAAGTCGGCGGCGACTTCGTACACGACAATTTATAAGGTGGGAAAATTGGGACGCAAACGCACGCATAAAAGGCCGTTGACCCGCGCGGAACTGGGTGAGCGCGGCGCACCGGTATGGCAACAGTCCGAGGCGCTCAACTCGCAAGCGTATTCGATGGCGTATTCTCAAATGTTGAATATCGCGTTATCACGGTTTAAATGGTTGAATCTGCCTAAAACATGCGACGCTTGGTTTTTGGAATACAATCTATTGTATTTTGGTTACGCGACAATCGCGTTTCCGCATAGCAAGCCGGGAGTGTTTTTCAGCACGCAAGCGGTGACAACATCGAATTTCAACGTGTATTACAAGCCGAAGAAATGGGATAGCTACGGTATTAACGGTTGGCGTTTCCCGGTCAACAACTCAAATGGTGTTTTTATCTACGCCAACCGTTCCCGCACGCCGCTCATCCCAACCATCGAGTTTTTCGCGCATGAGATTGAAGATTTGTACATGACGCGGCGACAGAATCGTTTCAACCAAAAAACACCGTTTATTTTGGAGGTTCCGGCCGGTCAGCAAACGGCGGGTATCAACGTTATCAAGCAAATCAGCGGCGGTGAAATGGCAATCATGGCGACACCCGGTTTTACCGAGGCCATGAAGGCCAACGTGCTGAAAACCAACGTGGAATATATCGGCATGGAATTGCAGAACGACATACAAAACACGTGGAACGCGTTCTATCAAGCGCTAGGTATCAAAAACCTACCCTTGAAAATGGAACGACAGACCGCCGATGAAATACAGGATTACGGCGAACCGACCGACCTACGCGCGCTCAGCGAACTGGAGGAACGCCGCGCCGCTTGCGATATACTCAACACAAGATTTGCGAAATACCTCAAGGAACCGATACAAGTCGTGTGGAACGAAGACAACATCTCACGCAATTATGATTATTTGAACAACCTTGAAAGATTGGACGGTGATGATAATGCAGAATGACATAGACAGCTACCAACCGTGCGAATCACGTGATGAATTTCATGGCGTGATGACGTACACATTTGGCGAACTACTCGACGTGCCGGGCGGCGTTGACTGGGATAACGCCGCATGGTCATGGCGGGCCGTTGCCTATGATGACACGCAATACACGCGTTGTTGCCGCAAAATCGAAAACCGTTTCTACGACCGAGAACTAGGCGTCATGCCGCCGTCAAGATGGCGACGGCACTTCATGCGGCTCATACGGGAAATCATGCCGACATTGCGCCCGCTTTATGCGCTTATAGACAATAATCCCGATATAATTCTCAGCGATAGCGACACATGGCACAAAATGCGCACCGTGTTTTCCGATTTTCCCGCGACACAGCTCACCGAAAACCAAGACTACGCAAGCAACGCGACTGACAATCAGTATGAGACAATCGCTAACGGCAATTTCATGGATAAAGTCAATCGCATACGCAACAACGAATATGTCGATATTGACGTGTTGTTACTTGACCATCTAGAATCATGTTTTAGCCCGTTATGGACTATCAACATAAACAATTACTAGCGAGGTGATTTTCATGGACGCCAATACATTAGCCCGACTCGAAAAACGAATATTCCAAACTTAGCGAAAAAATCAAAAAACTAGGTGATTATCTATTGAAACAAATGGACAAAAAGAAAACTCTGCCAACTGATAATCACTATGAATTGTTGATAAAACAATACGCCATCATGCTACAATACGCCTACGTTTTGGCGCAACGAATCAACCTCGCAAGGAAGGAAAAATAATGTTTCCATATCTACCGTTTTACTCGGTATGGCCGTACACGCCCGCCATACCCGCGTTCTACTGGAACGCCAAAAGCCAAGAGGAAATAATAAAACATATCGCGTGTGAAATCGACCACATAACGACATATCTTGATGAAATTGTAGCCGACATAAACAAAACATTGAACGACTACGATACAAGAATAAAAAACATTGAAGCACATCTAAACGAGTATGCAATCGCCATAGTGCAAATACAAGAACAAATCGAACACATAGGAGACACACAACTGGTATGGAACGTCACAAAAGGAGAATACACTAACAGTAAAACAGCACTACGAGACCTATACCGCGAACTAGCGGTGTACGGCGCGCGCGTCACTCAAATAGCCGATATCAACACCGGCAAACTAGCCGAGCACCGTACCGACGAAACACCCGCAATCGGCAACCTCACCATATTCAACGACACAACACCACGTGTCACCAATCCAACCACCGGCGATAAATACCCGCCACTATCATAAAAGGAGTATCATGGCAACAGAAACACCGTTCTATCATCTGCCACTATACGAAACAAGCGACCTAGCCGACCTACGCGACGGCTACAACGCCGCAATGCGTACCCTAGACCGCGTAATACATCAACTAAAGTTGCAAGAGGAAATAAATCACCCGACGAACCTCAGGAAGGGCAACTAACATGACCGACTACACAACAAACTTCAACCTAGAAAAATACCAAACCGGCGACGCGGCAAACCTCAACGACCAATATAATGCGTCAATGGACATTATCGACACTAATCTCTATAAAATCAACACTAACGCAAACACCGCCGGGAGCAAAGCGGCCCAAGCACTAGAAACAGCACAAAACAACACCAAAAATCTCACGGCATTAGGCATAACAGACACCGAAACCGCAACACAACTCAAAACCAAAATAAACAACACCGCCGAAACAGCACAAAACAACAAATCAAGTCTAAACGCGCTAGGCGTAAACAACGGTACAGATGCAACCAACCTCAAAAATAAAATAAACAAAAACACTCAAGATATTAGCGCAATCAACGCCACCATAAGCAACTACAAATATAATAGCGGATATATAGTAACATTCGGTGACTCTTACGCAGACTCAACCACACCACAAAACACATGGCCGTATTGGTTACACCAATACATCCCAACACTGACACTAAAAAACTACGCAGTCAGCGGTGCCGGTTTCAATGTGGATACGCGAACATTCATAAATCAAATAAACAACGCAAACACAGACAGCACACTAGACAAAAGCCAAGTCAAACTAGCCGTATTAGCCGGTGGGCGAAACGACATACTAAACTACAATGACGCTAAGACAAAAATACAGGAATGCGTAAACCAAATGATAGCCATTTTCCCTAACGCGCGAATACTCATAGCACCAATGTTATATGATGCTGGTTACGTAGACGGCAACGGAAGAGAGAAACTAGCCGGACTAACAAACGGTGCCGAAGTAATCACCACTCACACGCCAAACACCGAAACACTAAAATTCGCTTACCTATGGCTAAAAGGCGAAACAAACTCAATAGGCTCAGACAAAATACACCCCAACCAACTAGGCGCACAAACCATAGCAAAATACATATACGACGGCGCATACGACAACTACAAACCACGTCAAGCCATGATAGACACCGTATTCGGTGACGCAAAAGGTTTCATAACACTGCAAGACGGCATAGTAACATATGACGTAATGGGAAACGTGAGCAACATAGGAAACGGACAAGGCCGCGCACTACCCGGTTGGGCTAGCACATGGCACAACGTATGGGTGTGGGGCGTAAGCGCTGGAAGCACCTCCACACCACGCTTATACCAATTTCTAGGTACAAGCGTATCAATGATGGTCTACGCCGGACAAACAGGCCACATGAGCGTGCACGCCACATGGACAGCATAAAATAATATGAAAACATAAAAACCCCGCATTATATGCGGGGTTTTTATCATTTAAACAATTATGTCAGTCACCAAACATAATCATAAATTGTAACAACATAGCAACCAACACCATTTTTAACACCACAACACACGAAGTCAAAATCACAATCACCATACTTATATTCAAGGAACCTAGTAAGCGCTGATTTAAACGTGAACACACCACGCCTATCTGCAACAGTTGTCTTAAAACCATCAATATCAACCTCATATACATAATTAGGAAGAATCTCATTGACATAGGCATTAACTTTAAACATTTTAATCACTCCTATTTTTTCGTTTGTTTTACCGACAACATCAATACTAGCACCCGCAAAACCCGACACACCGAAACATCAAAAACCCGGTAGGCCATCAACCTACCGGGCTTCATCACACTCACTTAAACAATGCGGTATACACGCTTTTATTGCACCCATTGCGCTTAATACATCAATAAACACAACTACATTTTATTTTTCCTATTCTCTAATGTTTTTTTGTTGATATCTCAAATATAGCACACAACAAACCACGACACGCCGACACGGCACGTTTTTACCCGTTCAATTTTTTCGCTAGCACACGATACGACACCTGTCTCTTATACACATCTCCGAGCCCACGAGACAAGAGGCAATCTCGT